CACCCCCTGGGACAACGGGAACCTCCCCACTCCGGCCTCTAATGGCGCTGCAGGGTCCTTCACGACACTACAGGCAAGCGGTGCAATAACCCCCGCGTACCCAGCAGGTATCGTTGGGAACATCACGGGGAGCGGCGTATCCGCTGGACGAGTCGGTGAACTCCCCACGCCTGGGAACGTGGTCAACGTGGCGCTGACCACGGGCACGCAGACCAACATCACCAGCATTACTCTGACTGCGGGCGATTGGGATGTGTATGGCAACGTTTATTTCACGCCTGCTGGCAGCACTATCCTACAAGCAATGATGGCAGGGCTGAACACTACATCTGCCACACTGCCTGGAGCAACCACAGGGAACCTCTCCCAGCTCAACATCACGCTCGCTGCTGGAGCGCCCGGTAGCCTCATCGCCCCCAGCCAGCCTATTACCGTATCGTCCACGACCACGGTGTACCTCGTGGGCCAAGCGGTGTTCAGCACGAGCACCTTGACGGCCTCGGGGCGCATCTGGGCGCGGCGGCGCTAGTCTCCCACTACCAATGGCGGAGGTCTTCCTTGACCTCCTCTAGGTAGCCCGCCTTCCACTCTCGGTGTGTTGCGGTCCCCATCTGGTACGGATTGCGGCGTTGCTGGGCTTGCCAAGCGGCCCTCCCCTGCTCCCTCAGCCGCACCCGCTGTACATCATCCAGACCATCCTCTGTGCCCAGTAGCCAGTTCAGTAGTTTCATCTCTCGGTTAATTGTTGTTTCGTCTTAGCAATGATACCACCACCCCCTCTTTAGCGCGCAACCCCCCATGCAAATCGCAGAACACACTAAAACCCTCCTGACTCTGGCAGGTATCGGAGCAGCAATCACCCTCGGCAAACTGCTCTCTGAAGGCGAGCCGATGAACGTCAAACGAGTAGCTGGCCGTGTCATCGTTGGCTCCGGCCTGAGCATGGTGGCCTCGGCTGCCGTAGCTCTCTTCCCCCAACTCCCCACTGAAGCTGTGTGCGGTGTCTCCGCTGCACTGGCCATCTTCGGTACTCACTTCCTTGAAGACCTCGTGCGCTCAAAGCTCGGGATTGCCCCGGAGGTGAAGCCGTGAGCCAAGCATCCAAGGACACCCTCAATGACCTCCACGGGTTGATTGCGGAGACACTGGCTGGGGCCATTAAGGCCTTCAAGGGGAAGACTGATCCTGAAGACCTCAAAGGCTTGGCCGCACTCGCCAACGTCGCGAAGAGTTTTCTTAAAGACAACGGGATTGAAGCACTCCCCGAAGCCAACAAGCCGATGCAGAACCTTGCCGCTGTTCTCCCGTTCCCAGGTTTCTTGGGCGGAGAAGGCGAGGATGATGAGCCAGTAGCAGTAGCAGGCTAATCCCATTCAGACCGCATTACAGCCCCTACACGGGGCTGCTTTCCCTCGCCCATACGCATCCACTGGGACATTCGTTCCAGCGGCGTAGCGGGCCTCTAATCCAATCCAAAGAGGTTTCTTTGTGTGATTCAAAGTTGTGCCTTCGATGCAACGTCGAAAAACCCCGTAGTGAATTCAATATCTCTAGAAAGAACGGTGACGGGCTCCAACCGTACTGCAAGGACTGCTCGCGTGAGTATGCGCGCGAGCACTACCAGCGGGACCTCCCGAAGCAGCGGAAGCGCCTCCGCGTGAAGAACGCCACCAACGGCCACCGCTCCGGCTCCCTGCTAGCCCACGCCACGACCCGCGCTAAGAAACACGACCTGCCCATCACGATAACCCGCGCATGGATTCTGGAGCGACTAGATGCGGGGACGTGTGAAGCAACCGGCCTTCCCTTCGATACGCGCCCCAATGAAGAGGGTGGCGGTTGGGTCCGTAGGTCTTTCTGCCCAAGCCTTGACCGCATCGACCCCGCACAGGGCTACACCCCTGAGAACACCCAAGTGGTCTGCTGGATTTATAACGCAGCCAAGGGCACCAACGGGCACGAAGATGTATTGATTCTCGCGGAGGCCCTGTGTCGCAAGTAAAGGACCCTGTGGCAGAAGACCTCCGAAACATGGTTTTCCTGGTGTGGCAGCACTTGTCGCTTCCAGCACCGACGCCTTTGCAATATGACATCGCCGACTACCTGCAGAAGGGGCCCCGGCGTCGAATCATTGAGGCATTCCGGGGTATCGGGAAGAGCTGGTTGACTGCGGCCTACGTGCTCTGGATTCTTTATCGGGACCCCAACGAGCGCATCTTGGTGGTCTCTGCATCCAAGCCCCGTGCTGATGCCTTTGCCGTGTTCGTCAAGCGGCTCATCGATGAGATGCCCCTACTGCACCACCTTCGCCCCCGCGAGGGACAACGGGACTCCATCATCGCGTTTGACGTGGGGCCAGCAGATGCCCACCAAGCGCCCTCTCTTCGAAGCGTGGGTGTCACTGGGCAGATGACTGGCGGCCGCGCTACCCGCATCATCGCGGACGACACAGAGATTCCTTCGAACTCGATGACCCAAGCTCAGCGGGACAAGCTGGCTGAGACCGTGAAGGAGTTCGATGCTGTTCTGATTCCGGGTGGGGAGGTAACCTTCCTCGGGACTCCGCAGACGGAGATGTCTCTGTATAACGTGCTGACCGAGCGTGGGTATGAACTACGCATCTGGCCCGCACGGTTCCCCAATGACAAACTAGTGACCTCCTACGGGAACCACCTAGCCCCCTTCATCGCCAAGCAATTGGCCAAGAACCCCAAGCTGGCGACTGACTGCAGTGGCCGTGGGGCACCTACAGAACCCTCACGGTTCCACGACCTAGACCTATTCGAGCGTGAGGCATCCTACGGCCGCTCAGGGTTCGCCATGCAGTTCATGCTGGATACCTCGCTCAGTGATGAGAACAAGTATCCGCTGAAACTGGCTGATCTGATGATACTGGACCTCAACCCCGAGATGGCCCCTGTGAAGCTCGTATGGGCCTCAGGACCGGACCAACTGCTCAAGGATGTACAGGCAGTGGGGCTGCAAGGAGACAGGCTCTACAGGCCGCTATTCGTGTCTGGTGAGTTCGCTGAGTATCAGGGCTGTGTCATGGCCATTGACCCCTCAGGGCGCGGTGGTGATGAGACTGGCTATGCGGTAGTGGCCATGCTCAATGGGCTGCTCTACGTACTGGCAGCAGGTGGCCTCCGTGGGGGCTACTCGGATGAGGTCCTCCAGTCCCTCGCTGACACCGCCAAGAGGTACAAGGTGAAGGAGATCATCATCGAGTCCAACTTCGGTGATGGCCTTTTCAATAAGGTGTTGGCCCCCTTCCTGGTGCGGACCTACCCCTGCACCATCAGCGAGCTCCGCAGCAGTCAGCAGAAGGAGAAGCGCATCATCGACACCCTTGAGCCTGTAATGAACCAGCATAGGCTCGTGGTGGATACCAAGCTCGTCAAGCGGGACCAAGAGAACTATAACGAGTACCCGCTGGAATCATGGACCAACTACCAGTTGTTTCACCAGATGACCCGCATCACTAAGGAGCGTGGGGCACTGGCCAAGGATGACCGTATCGATGTCTTGGCTATGGCTGTGGCCTACTGGGTAGAGACCATGGACAAGGACACCCAGAAGGTCCTCGATGATCACAGGTCAGAGATGCTCCGCTTGGAGCTCCAGAAGTTCTCTGAACATGTGCTCGGAACGGCCCCTCCAGAGGACAATTGGGCGGACGTATGGTGAACCGCTGAGACCCAAGCCCAGTATGCGAGAGCGAGCGAAATGCGGTCTATAAACTCACTCTCGCAGAAAGGACAGCAAGCCTCCTGTGCTGGTGATGTATATAGGATAGACACTATAGATGAAGCTATGATGGTCCCGTTAGGGGTGGCATAGGATGGACTATAGAGGTAGTGAGAGATGGACCGTGATGTAGTACACACACACACACATACCCCACAATCAAGACAGCCGTAAGACCCCCTTAAGGGTTACACTAGTTCACACGTAGTAAAACTACACGATTCCACTACATACCCCTACGATGTCTGTGGGTAATCTATGGGTGGACTATAGGTGGGCTATAGGGGGTCCGGAAAGTTAGGCAGAAATTTATGAAGGGGTATCTGACATGGACGGGGCGGCCAACACCCCCCATGCCACCCGCGCACCACAAGGCAGGCACTGCCCTCCTCGGCACTCTCTAGCCGCCTCATAGTCACGCCTAGGCAATCTTTAGTCACACCCATGGTCACACCGTGCGCTAACCTCTTGATTCTATTGAGATGCCTGAGGATGGCTAATCCTCTTTCATAGTCACACCACTGATGTACATAGGGAGCAGGCCAGGACATCGGCTGAGCTCCCTAGTTGCGTGCATATGCACGGCACAATGTTAGTGTCCGTGTGTGGATGCACCTGTTCATTTTGCCTTTCGACCACCCTTACGCCCTCCAGTAGTCACCAACCGACCTCACTACAGCCTCACCACGGGCACCGTGAGACCAACCCTAGGGGTTAGTATGTCCACCAACACCGAAGGCACCACGGGGCTGTAATTCATAGAGCCTTACTGGATAAGGGTTTGATAGACTGCTATCACTAGACACCTATCGATAGCACTAGTTCACCTCTAGCTGTCGTGTAGATAAACTACATGGGCTCACTACATGCCCTTATCTATTCCTTTTCGATATTTCATCGATTAGGGGTTGACATGCTCTAGTGGACCGACTACAGTTCATTCACAGCAACGAACTACCCAGGTAACTGAACAATGTCCCAGACAGCACAGACACTCCTCTTGCTCCTCTTCAGTAACACCAAGGGGCAACATGAGGCACACATTCGAGCAGCTGCAGTTGATCTTATCGCTGGCATCTACCG